AAGCCCAGAGCCGAGCGCGAACAAGTCGGTATTTCATTTCTTCGCCTTGTTCGGTATCTTGGCGCCACTCTTGCGCGCCTGCGAAAGTGCGGCGGCCACCGCTTGCTTATTCGCGGTGGCTTTACCGAACTTCTTCTCGGTCGCCTTGAACGTCTTTCCGGTGTGAAATTCGGTAATGTTCTTGGAGACCGTGGCTTTACTTTTCCCGCGCGCGAGTGGCATGATTATTTCATCATCTTCGGAGCTTTCTTCGACTTCCGAGTGGTTGCCTCAGACTTTTTCACGTTCATGTTCAGTTTTTCCATGAACGCGGCAGGCTTTTTCCCACCTTTCTTGGGCATATCCGACGTCACGGCTTTCGCCATTTTCACAGGCATCTTTTTCACAGTAATCTCCTAGGGGTTGTCGTCTTGCTCGTCGGTACTCGGTTGCGTCTGTGCTGCAGCGCGAGCCACTGCTGCCGTCGCTTGCACCGGCCGCCGTCCGGTGAGGATACTCGCAACCGTTTTCAACACACTCGGGTCATCAGGTGCCAAACTCGCCAAGTGCCGCATATCATCGACCGCTGTCGGGCTCGTCATCACGGTGGCCAGCTTTCGATACGTGCCTCGACGCGACATATCGCGTAGCGCGGATACGATCGCGGCCGTCACGCCAGCAGGTCCGTGAATCAATGCTGCAGGTGCCGCGTCCAGCCCGATTGTAGCAGCCTGCTCAGCCGTCGAGGTGGGTTGTGTGGTCTTGGGCATCGCGAGCTTGCCTGTGGCATCCAACACGTCGAGAAACCGCCCAAAACCCTGGTACACAGCAGTCGGATCCTGGCCCTGGGCCTCAGCCGTTTTCTGTATCATCGCGCGCACGTTCGCGGCCTCCCGGGGCGTGCCTTCGAGCGAATCACGCAGTGTGGTGCCGGTCGTTGTGAGCGTCTGGCCGCGCTGTGACTTGAGCGACGAATTCAGCTTGTCTTCCAGGTACGAGCGCACCAAATTCGGGAACGCAGTCTTATCGGACTTGCCGAGCTGGTCTGCGATAAAGCCGATGCGCTGCGGCGTCGCATTCTTGCCACTCAACTCACCCATCGCGCGGCTCGTCACAGCCTCGGTCTGATCGTTAGCGCCGCGGCCCGCGATCTTGCCGATCGGCCCCTTGAGCAGCGGGTCGACCAATTCAGTCGACAACTGCGAGTAGATTTGCCGAGCATTCTTGATGGCGGGCGACACGTCTTGGATCAGGTCGTCGAGGTTGTTCAGGTGATTTTTAATCACGCCAGCCGTCGTGCGCTGCTCGGGCGTCGGGTTGAGACCAAGCTGGGTTTTATCTCGATTCGCCTTGTACACGCTCTCAAGCTGCGAGGGCAGCGTGATCGGCTCGCCGTTCGGGGCCAGGTCGTTGCGGTACTGACTGAGGATCTTGCCCTCGGTGGTGTCGCGCCCCGCGGCCCGGATATCGCCGTCGAGTTTCGCGAGAAACGAGTTCACTTTCGACGTCACGGCAGGTAGGTTGCGCTGCGCGAGTTGGTCCTGGGCTTGGTAGAAAGCCCGCTCGGATGCGTCGATCTGAGCGGCGTACTCCATACCCTTGTTGATGGCCTCGTATGTGCCCGCCTTGCCCTGGTCGGCCGCTGCCAAGTTCCGATTCGCTTTCACGTCGCCGGCGAGACCGAGCTTACGGGCGATCGTCTTGTTCGCTTGGTTGATCTGGTCGTTCGTGAATGCGTGCAGCTTGCCCGCCGTCTGCACCGCGCTCGCGCGCGAGTCACTGAGGTCTTGGATCTTCTGTGGTAGCTGAGCGAGCTGATCAGACAAATCCATCGTCTCGACGTCCGCGGCACGCTGTGCTTTGTACCCTGGTCCAGCGGCGGCAGTGCGGTAGGCCTGAGCCTTGCGCAACACCTCGTCGGCGGCAGTCTGCGCTGCGTTGGCAGCCTCATTCGGCCCTACGTTCTGCCCAATACCCGCGACTTGCTTGCGCGCAGCGTCCTGCACTTGCTGCGCGCGGCCCGCCACGGCATCTTGAATGACGTTCTTGGTGACGGGCGCTGCTGCCACGTCGGCCGTGAGTTGGCGCAACTGGCCGTTCGCCGGCAGGGCCTCGGGACCGAGCAGCGGGATGCCCTGCTTTTGGGCATCGGCCAGGAGCGAGCGTGCCTGATTCCAATCTTCAGGTGAATTGTTCTTGACGGCCTGTTGCAGTAACTTCGCAGCGTTCTGCGTCGCGCGGTCCGACGAGCGCAGCAGGTTCGACACCGTAAGCGGGGCAGCACCCGCCGTGAGCCCCAGCACGAGTTGCCCGACAGGGCCGACACCGTTCTCCCGGCCCGTACTTGCTGCGGCGGTACCAGCGCCGGCCGCGAAGGCTTGCGTAAGAGGCCCTGTCGCTAGCTCAGTAGCCGCGTTGCGCACCACCGGGTTCGTGGCCACCTTGCCCAGTGCGCCAGCCACACCCGAACCGGTCAATGCCCCGACGCCCGCGGTGGCCACGTCGCCCACAACGCGCTGGAATGGGGTCTGAGCTTCGGGCACGCCCGCCGCGGTCATCGCGTTCTGCACGGTCTGCCCAGGCATCGCCAGTTGTGGGATGTTCGTGCCGGCGAGTTTGTTAATGCCGCTCGTGGCCGCATTGACGCCTGTGTTGAGCAGGTCGGCTACCCCTGTCACGGGGGACGTCAGGGCCGTAACTACATTCCTGGCGCCGAGCCCTAGGCCCTGGGCAGCGGTCAAATCTTTCGGCTCTTGGTCGGGCGGCGGTACGCTAGGTACCGGAGCAGGCCCGAGATTCACGCCTGAGTACCAATCATCTGAGGCAGCAGCGGGGCTGCCCTGCCCCACAGCAGCTGAGGCTGCTTGCACCTTGTTGGCATACTTCGGATCCTGTGCGTAGCCTTGCAGGCCAGCCGTGAACTTCTTCGGGTCATTGCCCGCGCCCACGGCACCTGGGTACGTGGTCTTGATCAGATCGACGTACCGATCCGCGAAAGCATCTGGGCTATCGAACTTGGCGTAAGAGTCGGCAGTGCCGGTCTGATTGTCGCGAGCTTTCACGCCCGTAGGCGCTTTGATGTTGCCGAGGTTGTTCGTGCCAGGAATAACCTTCTTGCCCCACGCAGTCTCTTCGCCCCATTGCCCAAGCACTAGGCTCGGGTCGACCCCGAGTGCTGCGCCGGCCTTGGCCGCAGCAGCGCCGTACTTGGTCTTGAATGCGTCGATCGTGCTCGCGGGGGCGTTGCTAGGGACTGTGCTCGACGCCGGAGTGGGGGCATCTGGGGCCCCCGGCGTCGAGGCAGCCGGCGCAGGGGCCAGAGCAATGTCGTCATCCCAGCTCACGGCTTCACCCCTTCCTTGCCATTGGGCAGGATCACGTGAGTGCCGGAGGGCAGCGCATCGTACTCAGCTTTGCTCGCGGGCTTCGCTGGCCCATCTCCTGCAGCAGGGGCACCTTGCTTTTTCTTAATGAAACTACTCAGCGTGGCTTTCGAATCCTTGCTGTTGTACAGGTTGTCGACATCCTCAACTGTGAACGGGACGGCTTGTTTTATCGAAGCCGAGACCTGATCCGCGAGTTTCTTAGCCCCAGGATCAGTCCGGCTATTCGCCTTGAGCGTATCCATGCCGCCATCTACGATCTGGCGCATTTCCGCGAGCTTGTATGCCTTTGTCCAGTTCGTGTCCGTTGCGCTGAAGCGAATCGCGTCCATTTGGTGCGTGAGTGAGCCACTCGGCGCCAAGCCCTGGGCTTCAATGGCTGCCAAGTTACGCTGCACGCCTGCGATTTTCACGTTATAGGTCTGGGCTTCTTGAGGAGTCAGCATGTTGGCCAGCGACTCCTTACCTGCGTCGAGCAAGCTCGGCCCTGGCGTCCGGCCCCCGAAGAACCCAGAACTTTGCGAGATCGGGCCGCGCGCGATATTCGCGATGTCCTTCGTGGCCAAGTTGGCTGAAGAAAGGATGCGATTCGTATAGACCGCTTCGCGCCCACCGGCTGCTCCGGTGCTGCCCGATTCTTTGGCCAGATGGTCCTTAATCGCCTGCTTGTACTCAGGCGTGCCAGTGCCATACGTCGCCGCTGCTTCTTTCATGAATGGGTCTTGTCCTGCGCTATCAGCCGCGCGCTGCGAGTTCGCGTCGAGACGAGACTCGCGCTCCTGGTCGATCTTTGCACGGGTGTCCGCCGCGCGCTCGGCCAGCACAGTCTTGTATTGGGGGGAGCCCGCGATGAACGCTTTGTTGATAGTAGGGTTAAAGGGGCCTTGTATAGTCGTTGCCACGTCATTCGGGATGGCGCCAGTCTTATTTGCGTCTGTAATCTGTTGATTGCGCTGCCGCCCTGCCTGCTCGGCCGCCTCTTGCGGCGAAGTGCCGCTGGCGAGCAAGTTGTCGTATAGGTCTTGCGCACTCGTGGCGATATCCACCATCTTGTCGTGCTGGCGGTCGTTGATATTCATGCCCAACAGACGCTGGTTGATATTGTTCGTAATTGTCTGCTGCTGTTTCTGCTGCGTTGCCACAACACTATTTTTCAGCTGCACTCCCATATCGGGGTTAACCTGTGACACCTTGCCGATCGTGGCGTCCGTGGGTAGCCCCGTTTGTGGGTCTACGGCGCCGGGCTGCTGAAATAGCTGCAGCACAGCATTCTTCTGCTGAGCTTGCTGCTGAGCATCCTGCACCTGAAGCTGCGCGAGCTGATTGCGGTACTGCATCTGCTGTGCAGCGGCCACGCTCTGGGCAGTCGGAAGCTGCGGGAATTTATACCCCAACGGGATACTTGCGTCGACGGTGTCGCCTGCCATGATCTTAGCTCCTTAGCCTATTAAGGAATCGCCCGCACCAGACACCTGGCCCGCCGCACCGCTCGTCCCGCCTACCCCACCCAGATTATTAATCGCGCTGCTGAATGCCGGGTTGTTGAACAGAGACTGCAAACCGCTGCTCACCGAGTTCGCCGACCCAATCGTACCCGCCGCTTGCGCGTTACCCGCGCCGATAATATTGCTACCTTGCTGCGCCGCTGAAGCCGCACCTAGACCGCCGAGGTTGGCCGCGGCATTCTGCCCCGAGTTCGCGGTGCCCGAGAGCCGGGAGAAAATATTGTTCAACTGGGTCTGGTAGTTATTGAATTCTTGCTGGTACGAACTTTGGGCCGTGTTCTGCCCATAGTTCTGTAGCGCCAACAGGGTCGCCCCCGAGTTCACGCCACCGAGCGCAGACGCTTGGTTCGTGATGGCCTGCCCACCCTGCTGCAATGTGAAGTTGTAGAGGGGGTCGCTTGCGGGATTGTATTGGAACTGCTGGATCCCGAGTCCCGCGTCGGCGGGGTTGATGTTGCCTCCGGGCAACCCGAGAAATCCCGCCAAAGCCGCATTCGCGTTGTTGCCAGTCTGCAAGTACGGCGCCAGGTTGCCCGTAGTCTGATTGAACTGGGCTTGTTCGAGCGCGGTCGCGTTGTTAGCCGACGACGCCTGTTGATTCGCAGCGCTGGAAGATGCACTTGAGCCGATGGCTGCGCTACCGACCGCGCCCGCTGCCGCGACGCCCGCACCAATAACGATTGCCATGATGACTCCTAGAGGATCTTTTTAACAACAATTTCAGTAGGCTGGTAGCCTAGAAACTTGAGAAATTTGCTCTTGTCCGAGTGTAATTTAGTCGTCTGTATCACTAACTTCACACCCCGGGCTTTCAGAGCCTTCTCGGCCTCCTTAAATAGCCGTAAAGCGACTCGGGGCTTATCTCTATGCTCGGGCACGATATAGTACACATCTACGAACCCCACTAACGTGGAATTATAGTGCAAATGTGGCTTCACAACGGTCGAATGGTACCCGATCATCACACTATCCAACCTGACCGTAAGTAACTGTAGCTGACCTGCTGCATCCAACCCCTGGTAGCCTGCTACGTCCACATCGAGAGGTACCTCATCGCGATTAAGCGCAATTTCTTCCCAGTGCCGGGCGAGCAGAATGCGCGCCTCTGGGTAGAATTCCCCAAATCGCTCTAATTGATAGGTGATCACGGTGCGCCACGCCCAGTGTGGATATCTATGATGAGGTGCAAGCGATCGTCTACGCTGTTATTTATAACTTCGTGCTCGGCCTGATTCTGGAACCACCAAAATTCTCCCGTGCGCATCTGAACTTGCTCGTCTCCAGCGCGGAAAATACATCCTGGGGCGGCCTGTAGCACGATGTGGAAGCGCTCGTAGTACGCCGCATGGTCCCCTGAATCGGTATGCGGAGTAATCCGCCCGCCCGGGGCCAACTTCGTGATCATGCAACGCCCCAAGCGCTCTCCTTGCACGCGGGCCATGATCTGGAATATCAGGAACCGAGCCTCGGGTAGTCTTGCGAGGGCGGGGTAGTTTATTGACTCGTGCTGATCAAGAATCGAGGGGTCTTCACCACCGTTTTCAAACAGCGAGATATCATTGAAACGTAGCCAGATATCGGATACCTGCGCATGCGGGGTATTTTCATGCGTCGTGCGCAACGTATGCTGATTCCAGAGTTCTGGCATCTGTTTAAGCGCTACCAGAAGTGGAAGTACGTCGACATTCTCACCCATTTTGAAGAAATTTATCACGGCGTCACCGTCAGGCCGCTGATCGTCATGTTCACTTTCGACGCTGTATCGCAGAATGCGAAGATCAAATCACCCGCGATCAGCTCCATGCCCGCCAACTCTGGCGACACGTAGGTCTCACCAGGCTGTAGTACACGCCCGATCGGGTTAATCACCTCGTTAGCAGACGACGCAGAGCCCGCGGCGGGTACGATATTGACCGTAATCGCGTGCGTGGCCGCGTCCGTGTTGCAGAATACCGCGCGCTGGATGATTTGCACCACGCCCGCGCCGGGCGCCGAGCCGTAAGATGCCGATGCGCCGGTCAAAAGCGTGGTGGGAACCAGTTTAGTGGCTTGGGTCGTCATGCGAAGCTCCTGAAATTAAGCGGACTCATATGTGCCGCCTATCGTCATTTTATTGCCCGATGCGCCGGGGAAAGTATCATCGTAGAATACGATCTCTACGTGGTTACCATCAGGCACCCCGGTCGTACCCGACAGAGCCTTGCCCGTAGCGCTTATCTCTCGACCGGCGCAAGTCTGGAACCCAGAGGGTAGTGACACGTTCGCCTTTACCGGTAATGTTGCCAGCACGGCCGAGGCTGCAGTGCCCACTGTGGTTACATCGACCTCTAGCATAAAACTTACTGTCTTGCCGATACGCTGAAATCTGCCTGCCGCTGACACCGTGGTGAATGTACCTGTGTTGGCTGTCACGACGGGGGTGTATGCCTGCCAAGAGCCTGGGGGTATCTGGTCGAGCTGAACCAAGTCATGTAGCAGGCGTCGATCCGGCTTGACGACGGGCTCGAAGTCCGATGCTCTCAGGTCCGTGCGCCGAGCGCTGGGCGCCAGGTCATTGAATAGCTGTAGCTGTTGTCTCGCGGCAGCAGGCACCTCAAGCGGGTGGTTAAGAATCGCGTCGTACAAATCCTGCTTGAGCTTGGCCAAGTCATCGATCGTGGATGTCTGGTCGAGCTGCGCCAAGAGTGACACGTCGGCCAGCGTGCCTGTGCCACCTGGAGGGGTATTCGGCTGCACCAGCACGTTCAAGGTCGCGAGAAAAATGAACCACTCGCGGGCCACCGTGCCATCTTTATTCAGAAAGGGGAGTTGGGCGCTTATCATACGGGCACCGCATCGACTTCAGCGGCCACAATCGCCACCGGTACCGGGTCAGTGCCCGACAATTCAAAGATGCGATCCAGCCCGCCACCGCGCTTCGTCATACCCAAGCGCTGATAGATGATACGCGTGCCGGTATTGCCCACTCGGTTGCCGTCCGTCCACACCTCGTTAGACCAGTTATTGCCGTCATCATCCGACCAGCGCAGCACGAATTGCGGCGTCGTGCCATCGGGGATGCTTAGCCCCGTCTGGCAATCGATCAGCAGTGAGTCGAAGCGCATCGGCTCGTACACGCGCTTGCCGGGGGGCAGCGCGCGCCAGGAGCGCAGCCACTTACGCACGGCGCCATTGTCGGTGTAGGTATTGTTGTCAAAGGCGTACAAGTTGCCATTCTGGAAATCCCCCACGACCTGCTTGCCGTAGGCATAGGCGAACGTGGCGCCGATATGGCGGCTAAAAGTGCCGTTCTCGAATGCCGCGCGCTCGTGCCACAACTGGGTCGAGCCGTCGTAGCAGAACGTTTTGTTGCCCGTGGGGAATGTGATCACATAAAAGAAGTGCCCAGTGTCCTGGTACACGTACGCGGTGGCGTCGCTGATCAGCGACATCTTGCCGATCTCAAACTCGATCGAGTGCGTCGAGATGCGTACCGCTTGGTAACCGTTCGACATGTACACGACACCCTGGCCCTGCTCGTCGGCGCCGAGCCACACGATACTGTCGCCAATGCGGGAAACTGAGTACGCCGCGGCGCACCCCTGCGGGATCTGTACGCCTTGGAGACGCTGAAACGCGAAATTAGGCAGCCCCGCGTTGATCCACACTTCGGTGCGGTTCGTTTTGAAAATCCAGACCTCGCGGTGCAAATCGTACAGTGCCACGATGCCACCCGGCGCGGAGTCGGCCGACGTGAAGTTCAAGGCGCTCCAGGTCGTGAAGTCGTTCAAGTTCGATTGGAACCACTCTTCGGTACCCACGAGGTTGACCAGCGCAAATCCATCCTGGTACGCGAGCAGCGAGGGTTGCGTGACGAACGGAGCGCCGGGGAGCACCTGTGTAAAAGTGAGCGTGCCGAAGATCAGCACCCAGCCGGCAGCACCGT